GATCCAGTCGTTGACGAAGTCGGCCAGCCCTCCAAGATTCCGGCGATACGCCTGGTACAGCGCAACGCTCCAGCCGATGAGCACTGCGAAGAACGAGCCGAAGGCGGCCGCCACGGCGACCACAGCCAGCAGCACGTAGCCGAGGGTAGTCGCGATCCCTGCCAGCGTCGCCGCCCCGGCCGTGACGATGGGGATGAGGCTGGCGAGCATGAACAAGAAGCCGCCGAGGGCGATGAGCAACGTCCCCAAGGCAAAGCCGAGGGCAACCACCGCCACGATGGTGAAGCCGATGGCCTGGCCGACGATCGGGTTGGCCCTGATGAGCTCCAGGAACCTGTTCAGGATCGCCCTCGTCACGTTCATCAGAACTCGAAGCGTGGGCGCCAGCGTCTCGCCGAGCAGGATGAGGATCGTCTGGATGGTTCCTTGGATGAAGATCCGAACACCCCGAGCCGTGTTCTCGAACGACGCTGCCGCCTGGCGGCTGACGCCGTCGGCCTCGCGAAGCCGGGTGACCAGAGCCCGGATGCCGGCCCCGCCGGTGAGCCCTGTCATCTGGTCACGGAACTCGGCCATGGCGTTGGCCACACCGCGACCTCGAGGCCCGAGGATGCCGAGCAGGCGGGTCATTCGATCCGCGTCGTTCCGGGCGTTCTCCATGCCGTCCGCGATGTCGGCCATGATGTCGATCATCGGACGGATGTTGTCGTTGGCGTCGAAGACCGAGATCCCGAACAGCTCCATCGACTCTTGGATGTTCCGCATCGTCGGCGAGAGCTGTCGTCCCGACGCCTCGGCCATCCGAATCCGCCGCTCGTTCATGATCAGCCGGTCACCGAGCTGCCGGAGGCCCTGCCCGGCCTGGGCGGACAGCTGACCCGTGCTCCGCAGGATACCTGCGAAGGCGAAGAGCTCGGACGACGGCATGCGGAACTGCCCAGAGCTGGCGATGTCGCCCACCGCGTTGATGACGATCGGCAGGTTCTCAAACTGCAGGTTCGTGTTCCTGGTCGCCTCCGCGAAGGCATCCATCATGTCTCGAGCTGACTCGCCCGAGCCCCGCATCTTGTTCAGCGCAGCGGCCACCGCCCCGGCTGCCGTGGGCAAATCCAGGGTGCCGGCGGACGCAGTGGTGACATCAAGGACGGCGTTCAGCGACTCGTAGGTGGTCGTCGCGTCGATACCAGCGGCACGCAGCATCCTCAAGGCGGACGCCGCCTGGGCCGGTGAAAACTGGGTCGCGAGACCTGTCTGGATGGCCGTGTCGCGGAGCCTCTGGAGTTCATCGCCGGATGCGTTGGCGACGAACTGCAACTGCGACATCTCGACTTCGAAGTTCTCGGACTCCCTGATCATAGGCTGGAGAACACCGCGTCGAGTGATCTCCGCTACCCCAAGAGCCGAAGCGCCGAGAGCTGTCGCAGCCCCCGCCGCCATCTGCAAGCCCTGCTGCACTCCCCGGCTACGATCGCGAGCCCGTCGCTCCGCGTTGTCACCGGCCCGGTTCAGTCGGTCGAATTGCCGCTCAGCCAGCGAGACGCCACGGACGACGCCTTGTGCGTCGAGCTCGACGGCAATGCCGAGCATCAGTGTCTGTCCCGCTCCTGCTGGCATCTCTACCTCTTTCCGGCGAGCGCCTTCCAGCGCTGGTTCTCTTGCTTGATCAGCTCATTGACCCTCTCAACATACTCTATACGACGCCAGCTAGGAAGACGAAGTACTTCGTCTTCACTCCAGCCGTAGCGGTGGGCAAGGTGGTGGACCTGGTCTACAAGCGACTTCTGCAGCTCGTCCCGCTGCTCGTCGCTCAGCCGAAAAAAGCCGAGATGTCGATGACCGCTTCGAGCTCATCGTACCCACAGTTCATGCAGGTGACGATCTCCCACATCTTCATGCCGGGGGCCTTGTCCCGGATCAGGTTGAAGAGCAGCTTGCGGTCGCGGGACTTCAGGCGAGAAGTCACGGTCTGATCGATGTTCTCCAAGTCCCCCAGCCGGACGATGCACGCAGCGAGGATCGCCGTCATCGCCTGGCCGGGGTTCTCCTGCATCAGGTTGGCGACGGCCTCTTGGTCGGCACCCCTGGGGAAGCGCATCGTGCCCTTCTTGTGGAGCTTGGGCTCCTCCCCCTTTCGCCCCGTCTCGACGTAGCCCCGAGCGAGCTCGAAGTCGAACTCGAGGGGCTTGTCCTCCGGCCACTCCACGACCGGCCGCTCCGAGATGTAGACGTCCTCCTCGTGGACCTGCCGGCACCGAGGGCACTGCGCTCGCAGCTGCGTCCGGTCCCGGTCCGAGAGGAGCTGGATGCGGGAGAACAGGAAGTCGCGATCGATCTGGTACATCCGCCGGGGGATCATGTGGTCGATCGGCGTGTCGGGGTTGCGCTTCCGGGGCACCACCCCCTCGATCTCCTGGATGGCGCGAGCGAGCACCAACGTCAGGCCCTTGGCCGTGTTGCCGCCCGTCCGCTTCTTGTTGGCGAGCAGAGCCTCGTCCACGCCGGACAGCTCGTCGATGACGACGTCGCGGTAGCGGGCGCCGTCCTTCTCGATGCCGATGGGCAGGCGAACGTGCTCGGAGGGTTCCACCTTCTGGGTGGTCAGGTCGTCGGTCATGCTGTCTCTCCTGTCGTGGCTTCTACCGAGTCAAAACGTGTCAGCTGCGTCAGGTACTACCCGGTGATCAGCACCTGCTTCTTGATGCCCTCGTTGGCGACGGTGAGCGACTCGATCGCCACGTCGTTCGCGCTGGCATCCAGATCGGGGTCAGCGTCCTCCGCCGGCCAGGCCCGGTAGATGGTCCACTTGATGGCCCTCTCCCCAGCCTTGTTCTTGAGGTAGACGACGATGGTCCGTCGGAAGTCCTCGCCTCCCTGCGCACCCTCGACGTTGTCCAGGTTGAACACCTGCTCGATCCAGTCGACGAAGTCGGTGTCGGTGCTCATGCCGCGCTCGAAGACCACGTCGTCATACGACGACTGGCCGGTGAGCTTCCGCGGCGTCTCGTTCTCGCCGCCCTCGCGGTACTCGATCTTCTCGACCGTGTGCTTGAGCCCGGTCACCTTCGAGAAGCCGGCTCGCACGAAGCCGCCGACCTCCACCTCGAACTTGAAGTTGCGATACGGATCTGGCATGTCCCTCTCCTCTCCTAGCCCGGCACTAGGCCGGATAGCGCATCACGCGCCAGAGATTACGCCTCGACGACGCTCGTCCCGCCCTCGAACTGGGTGAACCAGAACTGGACGAACTCACCAGGCTTCTGCGGTGCCAGCCCCACCTCGGAGATGACCTCGCCGTTGTCGATGTTGGTCTGGTCCATCACGCCGTCGGTGACGCCCGACTTGATGTAGAACGCCAGCTTCTTGTCTGACGTCGGGAAGGCCCGACGCGGCATGAGCCCGGACAGGAACTCGTCGACCTTGTCCTTGAGCGAGCTCCAGAGGCGGAAGTCGTTGTTCCGCAGGACCGCCCACCTGGTGCTGTCCGCGATGGACTTCTCGCAGAACTGGAACATGCGGAGCGTGTTGATGTACCTCCACTTCTTGTCCGGGTTCTGGTCGAGCGTCCGGCCACCCCACACCAGCACGGGCGCGTTGCGTCCGAACTTCCGGATGACGTTGACCCCGGCGACGTTGAGCAGGCCGTGCTCGGTGTCGTCGTAGACCGTCGCCACGTCCTGCGCGTCGATGACCTCGCCGTAGGAGCCCTCGCCGCCAGGCGTCTGCCAGGGACCGCCGTTCGGGTCCGGCAGCGTGTCGACGCGAGCCCGGATCCCCATCATGGCGCCCACGCCAGCGATCGAACGCTTCGCGGTGGCCGAGGGCTGGGCGGGGTCGAGGACCTTGATGCCGCCGGCGTACAGACACCCGTACTTCGTGTTCGCGCCGAGCGTCGTCTTCCGGTAGGCGATCGCCGCCGTCGCGTCGATGCCGATCGTCGTGTAGCCGATGAACTCCAGGAAGATCTTCGACTGCGCGTAGGACAGCGCGGCGTGGACGGGGGCGGCGTTGTTGTTGCCGACGAAGCAGAAGGGCATGAACTCGATGTCGGCGTCCATGGCGTACAGGCCGGTCCGCCCGGTCTGCGAGCCGATCCAGTCGGCGTCGACCAGGCCGATCGTCTCGTCGGTGCCGCCCGTGAGGGAGACCTTGTCCGAGTCGGTGGCCGGGGTGTCCGCGCCGAGTCCTGGGGGAGTCGCGTCGAGGTCGGTCGCCACGATATGTCGGGAGCCCGAGGCCTCGTCGTTCATCACCGTCTCGACGTAGTTGTCGGCGACGTCGAGCATCGACATCTGGTCCCAGACCTCGACCTCCTCGTTGTCGACGTAGACGCTGACGGTGAACTCCATGGACTCGACCGTGGTCGCCGCGACCAGGAAGCCGTTGGCGAAGGTCGTGCCGTCGAGGTCGGCAAAGTAGGTGACCACGCCGGCCGTCACGACCGCTCGAGTTTCGAGGATCGTGTGGTACTCGGTGTTGGTCCCGTCCGTCACCTTGATGACCGACTTGGCCGAAAGCCCGTCCAGGGTCGTGAGCTGCAGCGAAGAGTCGCCGAGCGTGATGGCCGCCGCCAGATCGTTGCCCGCTCCAGCCGACGCATGCTTGGGATCGCGGACGACCTTCACCGCCTTATCGTTCCCCTGCAAGCCGGGGCTCACGCTCCCGAGGTAGCCCGACTCGAGCTTGAGCGTGTTGTAGGTGGCCCCGGCAGCGGAGCCGGTGATCACCTCGACCGCGAGGCCGAGCACGGCCAGGCAGTCCTGCGAACCGGCCTGGAAGTCGAGCTCGCTGCTGGCGCCGGTCGTCGGCGACGTGATCGTGTAGGTCCCATTGGCGTTGACTACGCAGGAGGTCACGGTCGTGTCGGCGATGATCCGGGCACAGACCTCGGCCGCCGTGACGGCGTCGATGTTCGCCACGTCCGAAGTCGCCTCGGTGGTGGTCCCGACCGAGAGGCCCAGCTGGGCGAGGCCGGTGCCGCCGGTGATGTCGATCTCGGAGTCGGTGCCGAACAGGTCCGACGTGATCTTCACCTGGCCACCGGAATTCTCGACGCGACAGCCGGTGAGCTGCGCGTTCATCGCGGCGATGGCCCCGTCGGGGTCGGCCGCAAACGCGGCAGCGAACGTGACGGTCTGCGTGTTGCCGTCGTTGTTCATCTCCAGGATGACGGTGAGCCCGGTCAGGTCGGTGATCGCCAGGCCTGCGCCAGTGACGGAGGCGGCTGCCGCATCGAACTGGACCGTGGCGGCGCCGGCGTTGTCGACGTCGAGATCGAAGTTGTCGCCGGGCACCAGGTTGAACGGTCCGACCCCGCCGGTCTTCGCCGCCGCCTCGGGGCCAGCCCCGTCGGTGTCCAGCGTCCGGGACGCCACGCCGCCGACGGCCGTGTCGGGGTCATCGACGTCGGTGTAGTGCGCGATGCGCGAAGTCAGCAGCTCGACGCCGCCGTTCTTGAAGAACTGCTCGGCCTCGTAGGCCGCGTCGGACCGCGTCTCGCGATCCCCGTAGACCCTCTTCCACCCCTCGAAGGTCCTGGTCCGCACGATCTCCCGCAGGGGACCCTTCTCGGTGACTGCGATCATGCAGCCATAGCCCAGAGCGGCAGCGACGATCGGTCCCTCGAGCTGCGGCTTCTCTCCGACGTAGACGTCAGGGCGAGAATACAATGGCATGTCCTACTCCCTCCTCTTTCCCACGATCTCCCGCAGGGTTATGTCCGTGGCGTTTTCGCTGCTGAAGCAGGACTACGTCTGACTGGGCCACATGTCGCAGCATACATCAACACCACTTTCGATCAAAGCCCTCTTCATTCCTCGCCCACGTCTGTCTCGGTCACGCGCATCCCTTGGAACAGGACATCACCGCCCGGGATGATCTCGATCTCTCGGCCGTCTGACGCCAGCTTGTAGCTCTGGGCGTAGGTCCTCCAGATGGCTTCCGTGACCACCTTGACGTCCTCGGTGGACGTGTCGGTGAGCAGGTCGACCAGGACCTGGACCGTCAGGGTCTTGTGGTAGATGACGTAGTCCTCTGCAGCCTCGTCATTCCCTACCATGCTCCCGAGCCACTGCACCCAGCATGCCTCGGTGCCGCCGTCGACATCCTCGACGCTCATCGCGCCCCTCGGAGGCGTGCGCTCGATCAGAATCGCCTTGAGCAGGTCACGACTCTCGCCAGCTCGGTCCTTGTGCCAGGTGTCGATGCTGTAGGTCAGTCGGAACGGATGGGGACGCAGTCGCATCGTCCGCACTGGGGGACTGACCGCGTCGTCGTAGCCGACCTCCTCCTTCTCGTCATCGTCGCTGTGCGACCGAGCGTAGTCGGGCTCGATGTCGATGAGCTTGACCGACACCGACGGGTAGACCCGCTCCGGATACTCCTCGACCTGCGGCTCCTCGATGAAGACCTCGACGGCCGTGGGCGTGCCGTCGACGTCGATGGAGACGCCCGAGTATCGCAAGAGCAGAGCGGTGTCGACGTTCTTGATGGTGACAGCGGTCGTCATGGCACGTTGCTCCTGAACGAGAACTTGGCGCCGAGGTCGATGAGCGCCTTGTACTCGGCCATGTTCGGGAGCTCGGCGAACGTGGGACGCCACAGCGGACGCGCCGGCATCTTCGTCGTGCCGTACTCCAGCATCTCACCCAGCGTCTGCATCTTCATTCCGGAGCTAGGATGCCTGCCCCGAACGCTGACCGTCAACTCCATCCCGCCACCGGGCCGACCGGTCTTCAGCTGAGCGTTGATCTTGTTGTAGTAGTCGCTCGTCTCGACGTAGATGGTCTTGAACCCCTTCTTAGCCACGGTCACCGCAGACAGCGGCGGCCACGAGAGGTCCTGCTGCCGGATGTGCGCTCGCACCTTGTCGGCGATCGCCCGGCCGAGGGCACGCATGTCCGACTCGAAGCGGCGTCGGTACTTC